AATTTTTCTATTCCTGTTTTCATGGGTGGTGGTTATCCTATTTGTGGTGCAGTTAGTGCTACGTTTGTGGACTCAGCTGCTGCTAAGTCAAGTGGAAAGTTGTGTGCATTTCTTTCGTGCATTACTTCCATACCAAGGTTCTGTCTGTTTACAACGTCTGCCCAAGTAGGAATGACTTTGCCGTTTGTATCGACAATGGACTGATTAAAGTTAAAACCATTAAGGTTGAAAGCCATTGTGCAGATGCCCATTGAGGTAAGCCATATGCCAACGACGGGCCAAGTAGCGAGAAAAAAGTGTAAGCTACGAGAATTATTAAAAGAAGCATATTGGAAAATTAATCTACCGAAGTAGCCATGGGCTGCAACGATGTTGTAAGTCTCTTCATCCTGACCAAACTTGTAGCCATAATTCTGAGATTCGTTTTCTGTTGTCTCCTTAACGATAGAGGAAGTAACGAGACTTCCGTGCATAGCTGCGGCAAGAGCTCCACCGAATACCCCAGCAACACCGAGCATGTGGAACGGGTGCATAAGGATATTGTGTTCTGCTTGGAATACAAACATGAAGTTAAAAGTACCAGAAATACCAAGAGGCATACCATCACTGAAACTCCCCTGTCCGAAAGGGTAGACTAAGAACACAGCGAGTGCTGCGGATAGAGGTGCTGTGTAAGCAACAAATATCCACGGTCTCATACCGAGTCTATAAGATAGTTCCCACTGTCTACCAGCATAAGCTGCGACACCTATGAGGAAATGGAAGACAATAAGTTGATATGGTCCGCCGTTATATAGCCACTCGTCCAGTGTGCCAGCTTCCCATATAGGATAAAAGTGTAGTCCGATTGCGTTTGAGGAGGGGACGACTGCTCCAGATATAATATTGTTTCCGTATAATAACGAGCCGGAAACTGGCTCACGTATGCCGTCTATGTCTACAGGCGGTGCTGCGATGAAGGCGAGAATAAAACAAGTTGTTGCGGTTAGCAATGTTGGGATCATCAAGACACCAAACCAACCTACATATAGTCTGTTGTTTGTGCTTGTAACCCAGTCACAGAAGCTTTCCCAGTTGGAAGTTTGACTTCCTCTTGTTACTGAGATAGCTGCCATTAGAATATACCGGGGATGATTTGTCCTGTTGTTGCGTATGCACCTATTGCTGCTACGAAACCAAGCATTGCTGCCCAGCCGTTGAATCTTTCTGCTTCGTTTGTCATGATTGGATGTTTGTTAATTGGATAGTTTGGAATGACTCTAGGTGGAGTCTCATTTGGATAAATGTTAATTAGTTTGTCAGTCATTATTTTTTTTTAGTTTTTCTTTTGTAAGGTTTTGCTGTTTTAGCTGAACGTACAAAGTTAGCTTTGGTGGGAGCACCCTTAGAACCCACCTTTCTCATTTTCTCACCAGAGCCAGCGGCGATCCGCTTTCTCTTGGCGTGTATATTTGCGTAAAGACCTCTCTTAGCCATTAGCGTTTTTTACCTCCGTGCTTGCAGCCACACTTGCTGCTCTTTTTGGTTTTCTTTTTGTATGCCATTAGCATTTCCATCGTCGCATAGCAAGTGCCTTACGTGTAGGCTTGCCGTTTGGTTTCTTCATTGGACCTTTCATTCCTCTGAATCTTGCACAGAATGATCTCTTGCGTGGACCACCTCCGGGCTGTGGAGCCTTGAGGTTGGAGCCAGTAGCTGCGTTATACTTCTTTCTACCGGCTGCTGTGAGACCTCCCTTACGGCTCTTGTGCTTGCCGATCTTAAGGGAGACGTTTCTTTTTCGTACTTTCTTTCGTGCCATTATGCTTCATCTAAACCTAGTACATCATTGATAATATCAAAGCCTCCTCCCATTCTACCTTCGTCAGGATCATAAATAGTATCTCCCATATCTCTTAGGGCATCTCTTCTAGCCTTCTCTTGGTAAATGGTTAGACCTTTCTTTTTCTTTTTCTTAGCTATCATCATAGGTGAGTTACCTTGAGATAGATCCCAAGTACTTTCTCCAGAATTTTTTATAAACCTTTTAAAGTGGTTCATCTGTGCATCACGTATTGATGGAGTTATTATGTGAGGTATCAAACCTCCTCCTTCATCTCGTACACCCATATCAAATGGAGTAAACATTTTTGGAGTAAGATTAGCAGTATCTTGATTAATCATCATCTTCTGCTTTGCAAGAGGAACGATTAATCCATGTATGTCTACATCATATGTACCATCATTTATTAAACCATCTGGTGTGTTAATAAAAACATCTCCAGTGTCAGGATCATATAGGTAACCAAACTCAGTAAAGTTACCACCTTCTTGTGGAAAAGCAGCTAGTCGTTTAGGTGCTGGCACGAAAGGACCGGGGTTCTCTTTAGGTGGTGCGGTGTACGGAGATCCTCCATCACCTTCTCTTGTTTTCTTAACCGTGAGATCCCCCTTAACGGGAGGGATCTGGCTATTAATTAGATCGAGATTGTTCATTTTAATCTGACCTAATTTATTTATCACGTCAGAATAAGTCATTACTTTTTCTTCTTGAGAATTTTCTTTTGTACTGCTGTAGGTAGTTTAGATAAACCTTTGCTCATCTTTTTCTTTGGTCTACCTTTTTTTGAACCATAAGTTCCGGGTCCCATTGGCATAATTTTTCTCCTAAAAGTTTACGTTTGGTGAGTTAGTTAGTTTGTCCATAATATCTTTACGATATGCTGGGTCGTTCTCATAGCGTGGGTCAGACATAGCTTCGATAACTTCTGCTTGACTACGGAACTGATTGTTGCTTTGCTTAGGTGCTTTACCCTGTACTACATTGCCATCATATCCTATCGCATCATTGTACGCATAGGCTAGTGATCTGACTGCAAAGAATGCAGCTAGTGGATCTCCTTTCTGCATGACTTGATCGAACATATTAACCTCTTGTTCATTCAGAGATTTCTGTGCCCAGTCTATCATGTTAGTGTAGTTCTCGTCTCCACCAACTATGCCTTTGAGTTGTGTGATCTCAGATTCAGAGAAGTCACGACTCTCAGCAGGGTCAGCTTGATTAGCTTGCCTGTAGTCTAAGTACATATTTGCTAGCTCAGTAGCTGGCATGTTACTTAGCTCTTCAGTGAGTTCTTTACTAAACTCTTTACCTGACGTAGCTTCTTCCCAGACTCTATCTAAGATAGTCTGCTCTGCTTCAGCTTCAGGTTCTTCAGTTTCTGTTTCAGCTTTTGGTTCAGCCTTGGTGTTAAGCTTTTGTTGTAGCTCAAGATAACCTTTCTCTAGCTCTTCAGCACTCTTGTACTTACCAGCTAGTAGTTGTTCTTGAGCTTCCTCCATCTTCTCACCAACTGCTAGGGAGTCTTGCTCATCAGCTGATAGATTGTCAAGACTTGTAGTCTCAACCTTAGACTCCATTGTTAGTGTGTTTCCTTCCATTTATTCTTCTGGTGGTGGTGTTGATTGTCCCTCTAATATCTGTGGGTTTTTACTTGGGTCCATCATAGGTGAGTTCATCAGAGCTGGTGTGCCTTCTATGGCTGTCTGTTCAGCTTGTTGTGCTGCTGCTTGTTGCTCTTCCTGTTGTCTTTCTTCCATACTCTTAACTAAGTTCAGTACATCTATACCTTGAGCTGCTGCCAATCTCTTGACTACTTCTTCTGGATTAATGTATGTAGCTATAGCTTCTGGTCCCATAGTCTGTGCTATGGTTTGTAAGAAAGCACCTAATGCTTGAACATCTTGTCCTCTGCCTAGACTATTTATACCAGCGACAATAATAGGCTTAACCATACCCTTGGGTATACGTGGTATCTCTCCTGTCTTCTGGAATATACTAAGCTTTCTGTTTAAATATGGTACTAAGAACTCAACCGTGAGCAGTCCGAATAGGCCGCCAAGCTGTTGCTCTAGTTCCATCTGTGTCATACGTACCTCTTCAGCTGTTGTACGTTCTGACTGCCGAACTGACAGGATCAGGAACGCTTCGTTCAACCGCTTCTCTAGAGTCTGCATATGCTGCAACGCCGTGGCGAAGTCAGCTGTCTTACCTACTTGTACTACACCAATATCATCTGGTCTGCCCTGTACGATAGCTCCATTACCAGCTGCTGCTAGTGTCTGTGGCTTGGTAGTACTAGATGGTGATACAGTAAATACAACCTTAGCGGCTGCTGCACTACCTTCTACTATAGCTTGAGACAA